AGTTTTTGTTTATCTTCTTTTGATATACGAAACTCGATTGTAGAAAATCTGCTATGCAATGGTTCAATGATTCTGTTCTTGAAATTGCAAGTTAATATGAAACCGCAATTCTTATGAAACTCCTCAATGAAACCACGCATAGCAGGTTGTGTTGATTGTGGGTTTAGATAATCTGCTTCATCAATGATGACAAACTTTCGATTGCCATCCATTGATACCGTTGAAGCAAAGTTTTTGATCTTGTGTCTAAGCGTGTCAATACCAGACTCTTCTGAACCATTGATCATCATATAGGTACAACCGATTTGATTCAGCATTGCTTTCGCAACGGTTGTTTTACCTATACCGGGACCACCTGATAACAGAAGGTTTGGTATTTGCTTATCATCAACAAATTGTTGAAAGGTAGATTTTATGCTGTCAGGTAAAATACAATCCTCTATTGTTTGCGGTCGATATCTCTCGACCCAAAGGAATGTGTCATTCACCTTACACCTCCAATGCTATGAAGTATACCAAATCTTTTGATTTGTGCGTAAACCTACTGATACCCTTTGCCGATACTTCAACTGTATAGTCACCTGATAGAAGTTTTAGATTTTCAACTCTGAATGTGTAAGAACCTTCATTCAAAGATGTTTGACAATCTAAATCAACAGAATAAACATTTGAAGTGTCATTCTTTCTGTCTGTCACCTGAAGTTTACAAGTGTTGTTAGAATCAATCGTCAGAACTAAATCTGGAACACCTAATACTGCCGCCGCTTTTTGTAGCGAACCGAAAGTATCTTGTGTCAACTCAAACGTCAGTTCAGCATCTGGCATCTTGATGTCCGTTTTTGGTGTAGTGATCATAGACGAATCAGAATACATATATCTCAAATTGTTCTGATTGTTTTTGATAACCACATCCAAGTCACCGAAAGAAAGTTCTGGATCTTCAAACAATGACAGCGCAGATAAGAATTCATTCAAATCATAAATCGCAAAGTCTTTGTCAAAAGATTCATTCACCTTTGTTGTTGCTACAATGTTTTTCATTGCTGACATTGTGGCAATACCACTACCAGTCTTTACCAAAAGATTCTGGTTAATGTTAGCGAAGTTTTTTAGAACTTCCCTTGTTTCATTACTAAGTTTCATCAATTTTTGTCCTCCAAATATATTTCATTATAAAATAGTAATACGCTGTAATGCAGAATCTTATAAAGATCGTCTATGTTTCTGCCATTCTTTTTTCCATACCTTTGTAAGTATTTCATCAAGTTACCAATACAAAAACCTCTACCGTGTTTTGCATCCATGATAATGTCGATTGCTTGTATTTCAGTTTTAGAATAATGTTGGTCGTATGTGGAATCAATATATTCTTTGAGTGACTTTAGTATTTTGTCTTCGTTGTGTTTGTATTCAATTTCTTTCATAATATAAAAACTTAGCACCCAGTAAGAATCGAACTTACTTCTCCGGATTACAAGTCCGGTGCATCACCAATTATGCTTTAGGTGCAATTATTGTCCCCTTTTTCAGAAGAAGGGGACTACAAAACTTCAAACCCGATTAACCAATATCAATTGATCTAGGTTTCTTGCGTTCTGGTATTTCATGTTTTAGGTGCACACTGAGAATACCATCTTTGTGATCCGCATTTTCAACAATCACTTCAGGGTTGATCGTGTATTGTTTTTGAAAATCACGGTATGCGATTTTTTTGTGGATATACGCCACATCGTCTTTCTTTTCTTTCTCACCACGAATAGTAAGAACATTATCTGCGACATCAACGGACAGTTCTTCTTTTGAAAAACCTGCCACGGCGATATCAATTCGATAATTTTCTTCATCAACTTTGATTATATCCGCTGGTGGGTAATTAGGTTGACTTACTGATCTTGACCCTACATTGTACAGGTTATTGAGTAGCGAATCGTATCCTACGAAAAAACTATCAAAGTAATCTGAAAGTCTTCCTAAATCGGAAATGTATGTTGTTGTGTTTGTCATATGTTTGCCTCCTTAGACAGCAATTTAATTTTTAGAACCCTTACGGCGTTCTCTTTATTATTTATAGTATAACTCATAATCATAAAAAAGTAAACCATTTTTTTATTTTTTATTAGGAAAGTGTGGGATTCGAACCCACGGATCCCGTGAAGGATCAACAGATTTCAAGTCTGTCGCATTCGACCACTCTGCCAACTTTCCAATTCGGTCTGGACGGGACTTGAACCCGTAACTTCCTGCGTGACAGGCAGGTGCTCTAACCAAATTGAACTACCAAACCAGTTCTCCGTGGGCAGGACTCGAACCTGCGACACATGGATTAACAGTCCACCGTTCTACCGACTGAACTACCACGGATTACTTTCAACTATTTTTATAGTATAACTTATAATCACAAAAAAGTAAATCACTTTTTTTAGATTTTGAATAAAAAAATCGAACCTTTCTATTTGAAGAATCGTATGAAATTGGATCTTGCAATTCAGTTATTGTTTGATGAACTACTGGATACCTTTTTGTGATTGAATTGTATTTTGATTTATAATCCACTATTCATCACCAAACAAATCTAACTTATCAATTTCATCTTCTTCACGATCCCAGTTCCAATTCCAGTCTGACTCATTCGAACCGCTTTCTTCTTGTAAAATATTTTCTAACGCCATAATTACTTTATCATCGTCAAGTTCATAACCCATAACTTTCAACACAACGCAAAATTTTCCCATGAGTTCAATCCAATCAAAATTATCTTCTTTAATTTCTGTCTTGAAATTATTCAAACCATCAGGTTCAAAGTGTTGACTATTTTCCCATTCTATTTTAAGCATTTTCCACCTCTGCATATTCATACCATTGTTGGCAAACAATTCTACCATCAGTTTTAAATTCTTTTTCAGAATAACCATTTGCAATTAACCAATCATGTATGAATTCAAATTTGTCCCACCATTCTTCATCTAAGATTTTTGGAAAACCATATTGTTCTCCGTTTGGTGGTAATATCATTGTAACTACTTTTTTCATTTGCGCCTTTTCTTTTGGAGTTCTGTTGGTCGCAATGATCTTTGAACATACGCCTTCAAAACAAACTCATCAACTATTTCTTGAAACTTTTCATCCTTATCATATATTTTTGTAAACTTATAAAACACTTGATTTCTTTGATCATCTGATAACAAAATATCACCTTTTCCCATGACATTTATTCATGTATCTAACAACGCTTTTTTTGTTTATGACCATGAACTCTTTACCATTAATACAATACACACACGCACTCTCATTGCAAAAGTGCGGACTTAACGAACCTGAATGCTCACCGTAATTGATCGGTAAAGTTTTGAATAAAAATACTACTGTGCCAACCGCAAAACCGAATAGCACTGCCATTATAAGATATAGTCTAAATTCAATTCTTTCTATTTCATTTCGAAAAAACATCAATTACACTACCATTCTAATTTCGTTTTTTCTTTTCCAACTCAGATTGAATCCATTTTTTACCAACTGGATTCTTGACTGGTTTTCTAACCATTCCTACTACTTGTCGATACAACTTTTTAAATATATCTTCACCAGCATCATTGTTATCGACAAGGATGAAATTGCTTCTACCAAAATAATTTTGAAACTTACCAATGTTTGTTTGAACTGCATTCCACATCTTTTCAACCTCTTTTGGGTCAAGTGATCTTGCACGTTCCATGTTTCTTTTTTGAGCAACATCCAAAGATGTGTTTACAAAAAGCATGAAAGTATCATAACCAAGATCTCTCAATTGATCAGATGACTTTTTTATTTTGTTAAAATCTTTACCTGTTCCATCAATCAAAAGACCAAGACGACCATCCATATAATTTTGTTTCATACTCTTTGTTATTTCTTTTGCCTTTTGACGAACCTCTTGCCCCTTTGGACTAAAAATATTTTTAGGATTCATTGCCAAACCAGCGTCTTTTAACATTTTTTCAAATTGATCATCAGAATTTATGATCTTTAAACCTTCTGGATTTACAAGTTCTTTACCCTTTCCACGACCAACACCTGCTTGTTTTGCCATGAATGACTTACCTGAACCGGGACCACCTGCTGTAAAAAATGCTTTAAGTATTCCCGGATCGTAAACACCTTCTATAAGTTTTTGATTTTGTTCTTCTATAAAATCTATTAGACCTTTCATAATCCTACACCTTTTAATTTCTTGATAGTTTCATTTGCTGATTTATGATGAATTGCCGTACCACCACGTGCATTAAATTCTTTAATGTTTCTCATATCATCATCAATTAGTATGGCATTCTTTTTTGCATAATCTTGTTTTTGTATTCTAAGAACTGTATGAATTTTGTTTTTGGGAAAGTTGAAAAACTTTTTCATCCAATTAATTTTGTCGCTTGGTGCTTTCTTTGATATCTCACCTCTTTTTGCAGATGGGTATGCAGTCAAAATACGAACATTATACTTTGAAATATAAGACCACAACTTTTTTGCATCTGGCATTAGATCAAGAAGTTCATATGTATTTGATGGTAGTTTATCCCATTGTTGATCTGAAAACTTACCACCACTTTTCTTGTCAGCAAACTTTACAAAGTCTGCAATCACACCATCCATATCACAATAAATTATGACAGTTTCTTTTTTTATCTCTTCAAACATTTCTTTGAATGATTTCACTTATCTTATTTATAATCTATTGTAAATGAATGCTTCCATCGCAAGATCCATTTGTCTACCGTATGCTTCTTTTTCCCACGGTGACTTTGTTAGATCAAACTTACCTTCTTCAGAAGCAAGCACTTTCTTAGTCCACTCAGTTCCTCTCCAGAAATAACGCCAATCATTTTTACTGGCATCATATTTTTCTCTAAGTTCCCCTTTCACATACTGCTTGCAATGAATCATTTCATGACAAACTGTTCGAACCATTTCCATCAAAGTGTTTGTCTTTTCTAATTGAATAAGAATTTCCTTTTTCTTTGTATCATGATTCATAGAACAAATACCATAGTAGTCTTTCTTAGTCAAGTCTTTCAATACGACAACCAGACTGAACTTTCGCTTTTTTAGGTTCAACCTTTCAGCGCAGAATTCAACCGTCTTGATTATTATATCTTTTTGATACTTGTTAGCACCTTTTATTTCAATTATCTTCATCATACCTCAAAATTTTTGTAATCATGTCAATTTTCCATTTAGGTAAAAATCTTTTTTCTGCCACAATTTCAATCAACTGTTCTATGTCCCTTCCTTTTAAGAAATTTAAATCTTGTAATATATCTTGCAACGCTTCGTTGCTTTCTTTCTCATCAATCATTTGTAACCTTCTTTACTTTGTGAATTATCATATTTTTAGAATTTAATAAAAAATTAATTAGTTCATCATCACTGTTGAAGTATGCATCTAAATTCATTGTAGGAAAATCAAAACTGTTATACTTCACTTTGTATCTACTCATTATTATTTACCTTTTCA